GTGGGATTGTATGTGTCGACATCATTGTATGGAGTAGCAACAGGAATTGAATTATCAGCCCACATCCACGGTATAGGCAAATCTACGTAGCCTCCATTGCCCACCATGCAAGTGACATGAGGCAAATTGCTCCTATGGCCCATGATGACAATATCGCCAGCAGCACCAGCGATGGTGTTTTGAAAATCAAACTTCGGTGACATAGGTAAGAGCGACAGCATGACTAGCCCACTGTGTTGCACTGAAGCTGACAGTTCCATTCGCAAAACCAAATCAACGCATATTGTACCAGTGCCATTAAGATGTGATTTAACAATACTACTTTGTCTCCACAACTTATACGGCTCGAATATTACAGAAGTGTATGTTTCAGGAGTCAGCGCTTGTGCCTTAACAAATATTGGACGCTCTAGCCAAGCTTTCGCCAATGTAGTGTCTTCCATGACAACGCTAGGATCACGTACTGGGGGTGGTGCAGGATTGGAATCCTCCTCATTCACATCCATGGCGAAAGTAGTATTACCAACTTCACTACCAGACTCCGTGATCCAGCCAAGATTACGGGTATTGTTTCCAGCTGCATCTCTGACCCTATCCAGCAGCGGAGGACCACGGTAACCGAGAAGGGTGAAATCTTCGGCGGCACACTTCGAGTGCTCAAGCACCAAATCCTCTACGTATGGTGTGATTGTAAAGCCTCCTGAATATCGCATGGGTTGATCTACAACAGTCCAGCACCACCTAGTACAATGATAATTTGGGATGTTGATGACAGTAACAGGGTTGACACGGGGGTCAACAACCTCCATTCCAATTACATGAAACTCGGATGCGTTTGGACAATCCCATCTGTCAACCCTAAACTGAGTCGTGTTCATTACGTGAAGATACTGGGTCACTCCTCCACGCACGCCAAGAAAAGAATTGAAGATCAAATTCCAAGAGTTTGTCGCCTTCGGAGCGTCAACTGAATAAATATTCCTGTACTGTCTTGATGCTCCCGGTATTGAAATGTATGTTATATCAAGGAATGCTTTCATCAAAGGAAGCAGACTAATTATGTGTTCACCCGCATAAACACGCAACGTGTTTTCGGGAGTTACTTGAGTAGAATCACCTATCACCCACTTCACATTGTCAGTTGCTTCCTCAGGTCCTGATTGCGTCTCCCACCTGGATGAGGTAAAATGCAGGTACTGATCACTTACAAACTCATTCATATAGATTGGAGGAGGAAGGCGCGGTACATCAGCGTATCGCTCCAATTCTTCAGCTAGAATCTCGTCATAAGTTTGACTAGTCTTGTTATAAGTACGGGGAAGTCCACACGCATCCAACAGTTCGAAGACCTTCTGCTGACACGCTTCAAATTCAGCTCTACCTTTAAAGAATGACTCACGAACCAAATTGTCGCAGATTTGTCCTTGGTGCTCTCGTGGTGCTATCGCAAGTTTCTCGGTAATGGTGAATGGCCGAAGAAGCGACTTCGGATCCAGTACACCAACCAAACATTCCATGTCACGATTATAATATGTCTCACGCTTAAGAAAACCGACTGGTGTTCCTGGTGGCTTCCATACTGGTATGTTCTCTCCTTTGGTGCCTGACGTCAAGGTGAGACCAAAGTCTGCTAAATCCTCAGCCGTCATCTCAGGGGTCCATAGATGCTGGAATTGCATTGGTACACTTTTGAGCAAGTCATCTCCTAAGCTTCTCATTTGTACAACAGAACGAAATGAATGTACGTCAGGATGGTGCTTGAAGAAAGAGATTCTTTGAGCAATACTATTCGCTAGACCATTCAGATGAGCTGTGACATTGGTCCCTGAGGGCATAAGGTTATTTGTAGAGACTATTGTTCCAGCAATATTAATCAGTGGTCTCAAAAATTCAGAACAAGTTGACTCTAAAACCTTGATCAACATTGGTTCCCATTCCAGACACTCGGCCATCTTAACAAACACTCTCGATGCTGCCGTCCGGAGTTCAATGCATTGGCACTGGTCAAATTTTTTATAATCCTCATCACTCAGTGCTCTATTACCATACAGTGGCCGCATAACGCGGTCCCACTCTGGAGAAAGAGCGTTTATACCAAGTACTGTCTCAAACAGATCAGGGGAGTGATTGATTATGGCAAGGAAAGTCTGAATTACACGCTTCACTAAAAGAAATCCTATCAAATTCACTGCTTGAAAAGCTCTTGCGCCTACTTTCTCTATAGAACGCGGCTCGCTCTTCAATGTGCAGGAGAACACACACCCAGAGGAGAGACCTTCTGACAAACGGTCACAAGCTTGAAGATAAAACTGGTAATCGTCATCCTTAAGTTGCCAACACCCGTAATCACCATCTAAGACCTTCGTTTTGACCAAGTTATAAGGAAACCCAGCGCTTGTTGATGCGTTTAAGCCGGGATAGAAAGGATTCCCTGGTATACCATTAATAATTTCATCAAGTTCAAGAGGCCTGTCACTAATGAGCG